AATCACATTCACCAACTTTATTTATAATCCAGTTACTAATATTTCAACCTTTAGAATACCAACAGGGATTACAGTTAACACATTTGGTTTAGCATTTAATTATGGTAATGTGAGTAATCCAGATGATAATCCATTAAAAAATTTAAATCTTTCATACAATCAATATGTTGTTTGGTCTACACTTAATCCTACTGAAAATTCATATACAATTATTGGTTTTACTGGATATAGCTCAACCAAAAAATATTTAACAGTTCAAACAACTGGTAATCCATTTCCAACTATTACTGGCACAACAGGCGCAATTGATTTTCATATTAAACCAAACAATATTGTTTTTGAAGAATTCAGGGCATTATTAAGTGATTATGAAAAATATATTGTTTCAGAAAGAATAACTGGAAATACAAGCGGATTTAAATTCGTATTAAAAGACCCTATTTTACTTGACAACGGAACTATTAGTTATTCGAATACACAGATGCTATGGACAACAAGCGATAACTATAACATAGATGTCAGCACTCCAAAATATCGTACTTTTTTGAGTAGCATTTTAGCAATTGGTAATAAATATGATGCAATAAAGACAGACTTAATTGCACGATTTTTAACACCTGATTCTATTAAATCATATGATCTTACTGAAGACGGTAAAATGACTAAACTCTTAAGAATATATGGTAGAGAATTTGACCAGATGAAACAATTCATAGATTCTTTGGTTAATATTAATCATGTTACATATGATAAAGTCAATAACGTCCCAGATCAATTAATTAAAAATCTTTCAAGGACATTTGGATGGAATTATTTTTCATTGGTAAATGAAGCAGAATTAGTTACCAGTCTTTTATCTATTAGTGATGCAGAAAGAAATTTGCACACTGATTTAATGCCAGCAGAAATTGATATTGAACTTTGGAGAAGAATATTAATCAACACAAATTATTTCTGGAAATCTAAAGGTACAAGAGAAGCATTAAAATCAATTTTTCTTTTAATTGGTATTCCAGAACCTTTTATTAACATTACTGAATATGTTTATACTGTTGACGGTAAAATAAACCCTAATACAGTACCATATACTCAGGCAGATTTTCCTTCAAATTCATTACCATATGATACTAATGGATATCCAGTTGCACCATTAGAAACCAGTGATTTCTTTTTTCAGGTCTCTGGTGACACTGATGCTGGTCAACATTATATGGATGCATTTCGTATGGCAGGATTTAATTTAATGCAAAATATTGACAACAGAAAATCATGGATTCAAACAGGTGCAACAACAAGAGTTGATAGCACAACGCCACAATATCATCAAGAAGATAGCAAACTTGTTATAAATACAAAAGAAGTTGACGTTGCCCTTGATACAGCACGTGGTATTGAGTATGATGTTTATGATTATATAAAAAATATTGATTTTCCTGCAAATTCAAGCGGGTATACGCTACCATTTTCTTATGTTAATATATCTCTGGGAGTAAGTGCATCACAAAGTACATTCGCATTACCAGCACCATACAATAAGACAGAAGGAAATTTAGAAGTTCGATATAATGGTATTTTATTAAATGCACCAAGAACAGGAGCGACAGGCACTACTCTATATGAAACTGATTATACAGTTACGGGTAATAGTTTTACAATAAGAAATGGCAATTATGCTCATAATAATGCATATGAAAGGGATGTTATTCAGGCAACATTTATTTATTCAGGTAATACACATCCAGTTACTGGAATTAGCGTTCAATATATTGTAACAAGAGTTGACGCAAAAATGGGTGGAACTGTAATACCGTTACCAAGTTATCCACGTGGAGATGTACAAGTAACTGTAAATGGTATTGCACTTACAAAAGGTACTCCGCAATTTATTGCCGATTATATTCTTGACCCAGCAAATACAACAGGTTCAAGTCAAATTATTATTCAAAATCCCGATGTGATTTCATTTTTGGCTGTTAGTCCTACAATACAAGTAGCATATGTTCAGGTGGTTGGAAGCAATCAAATTAATGCGAGAAGTGAAGTGGTAAGAGTTGATAGTTTTAATAGTGGTAAAATATACTATAATGTTTCAGCAAATAAATATGTTTATAAACTTAATTATAAAGCAAATACAGCATCAGATATTAAAGTATTGATAGATGGTATTGCATTAGAACCATATATGGATTATAATATTAATATACAAAATCAATATGAAGTTTTCTTACCAAAAGGTATTAAGTATGGTACAATTATAAGTGTATATTATCTTGTTGCGGTTAGTTCATTCTTTAATCCAATCATAAGTGATGTTTTTGGTGTCGGTGATATAAGTAAATTGTCATTTCTCGAATTTATTGAATTTATTCAAAGAAAATTAATAAATGCAAGAAATAGAAAAACAATTACAGACTTTAAAGGTGGGTGGTATCCAACATTATTAAATGTTTATATTCAATATTTAAAACGTGCTGATCTTCCATTAAATGACCCGTTACATTCAAATGGTTATACTTTTGAAAATTTATATTCGTTTTTAAGCAAATATAATTCTTTCTTTCAAAGATTTGTTGATGAATTATTACCTGCAACAATCATATTGAAAAAAAGTGGACTTTTAGTTAGAAATACAATATTTACAAAACAAAAATTCACATATAAAAGAGGAGTTAATATACCTTTAAGTGGCTCTACAGTATTAGATATAAGAAAAAATTATTATTATTCTGGTACAACACCAGTATTGCTCCCTTATAGTGTATTGCTTACTTATCTGGGAGATGATGGTAGTACTTTTTTAATTGCACAATCTACAGCAGCACCACCAACAGCAGCACTACCAACAGTTATTACAATTGACCCATCTTCTGTAGAACAAACACTTACATTTCTTCGTGGTAATGTTACTTCTGATGGCGGTGCTGCAGTAACATCACGTGGGATTGTTTGGGGTATAAATCCTAATCCTTCAATCATTGATAATAGAGAAGCACTTGGGTCGGGTCTTGGTATATATGGTGATATTGTGACAGGCTTAATTCCAAGCACTAATTATCATGTGAGAGCATATGCAATTAATTCAGTAGGCATTTCATATGGTGAAGATATACCATTTAGAACTGCAGATGTTATAATCATACCATCAATTAAAACAAGTGTTGCAAGTAGTGTTACTCAAACAGCATTTAATACTGGTGGTTATGGCATTACTGGCTACACAGGCATTGATTATTATGCAATGCAATATAGTGCAGCTACAACTGGTGGTTGGTTATTATCACCTGTATTACCTCTGAGCGGACCGCTTGCTATTAATCAATTTACACTTAATATTAATGGTTTAACACCAAGCACAAAATATAATTATCGTGCATACATGATCGTTAGTGGAAGTCCATATTATGGTAGTGGATTAACTACACAAACATTAGCAATAGTACCAGTATTACCAACAGTTATAACAAATGGATTCAATTCACCAACAATAACTGGTGTAACTGTTAGTGGTACAGTATCTGGCGGTACTTATTCAATAGTTCATCGTGGAATTGCATATGGATTAGCACCAAATCCAACAACTGGTGGTACACATACAATTAATGGTAATGGATTTGGTACATTTTCAAGTTCATTAACTGGATTAACTCCAAATACCACATATTTTGTAAGAGTATACGCAACAACAACTGGCGGTACTGTTTATGGAAATCAGGTAAATATTACAACGTTGCCATTACCAAATATTTATCTTCCACTTGTTAGAACTTCACATAGTGGTACAGGACCGGGACAACAAAGTAATGGTACAATAATTCCAAATCCACCATTAAGTGCGAGTCAATGTATTACAGTAAATCTCAATATATCACATGTGGTATTTGCTTGTAACCCAACTGGTGGTCAAAATTTAACAAGTATTTATTGTAGCACAAATAATGGAGCAACATATAATATTATAAATCCATCACCATTTGTTACTAATGCACCATTGTCAGGTCCACCAAATAGACAATGTGGACAATATTCATTAAGTGTTACAATACATCAAAATGAAAGATTATGTTATGTTAATCAAGTAGCATCAAATAGTTGCTGTGCTTGTGGCACATGTAGTTATATAGGAATATCATCAATGAGCAGCAGTCCAAATATTACGGTTAGTGGAGGTGGTGCTGAATTTCTGGTAGTTGGTCAAAATTAAAAATTATATTAATAGTATTTATAATTAAATTGTTATAAAATGGCATTTATCGAAAAAAAAGACCCTGTAGTTGTAAACATTAAAATAACTTCAAAAGGCAGAGAATTATTATCTACTGGTAATTTATCATTTAAATATTTTGTCATTGGTGATAGCGAAATGGATTATGTTTTTAATAAGGCAACAGGACTAAATCCATTTAATGCCAATATGTTAAGACCTGTAGATAGTAATCCTAATATTATATCTTTTATTCTAAAAAATGTATCTGGAGCTACTGGCAATACACAATACAATACAATATCAAGTATACCTCCTTCAACATATTTGGTTACTAATACAGTAGATTCAATTGGATTTTTTAATC